ACCAAAGTATTAATTGCACCTTGTTGAGTTACATCAGTAATTACTGCCGCTGTGATGAATGCTTGTGCATCAGGGTCATAGGCTGCCGCCTTTGGCATGATAGATATCAATGGATAGTAGCTCATTTTATGCTTGTGTTGTTACTCCTATTGCATCCCACTTAGTGTCTGTTGAGTTATAGATTAAACCTATGTAGGTAGTCTTACTCAGCACAGTTGTTGTAGGTAATGTAACTCCTATTGCTCTGTAGTCAGTGCCGTATGTGATAGCTCTTGCAGTGCCGTTGTCCTTGATACGTATCATCAACGGTTGCCCTTCATCCCAAGTACCAGTAGGATTAGCAAGTGCTAAGGCTGCCGCTTGTGCTGTGATAGTCACTAAGTCATTGGTGCTTGTTGGTGTAACTGTTGCTGCACTTGCAGTCGTTTGAACTCTTGGGGTATATGAAGCTTTATTATTAAATGTTGTCCAATCAGTTGATGTTAGGAATCCCTTATCAGAACCACTTGCCGCTTGTCCATTTGTGTAGTCTATAGAGATGTTTCCTGAAGTAGCATTGAAATCAGATGCTGTGAAGGAAGGTGCTCCCTTAGTAGTGCCATCTGCTACAGCATCAGCAATGCTAATCACTGGAGTGCTACCACCACTTGATGAAATAGGAAGTGTGCCAGTTACATCAGTTACCGCACTACCTACAGCCGCATCAATTATCTCCTGACCAGTTATTGACTTAGTGATGTAGCCTGAGCCACTTAACTCACTTATCTCTAGCAAATCTGTAGCATCAAGGTTAGCTCCCTTAGGAGGCATCTGTGAAATTTTCTGTCTAGTTGCCATAACTATATTGTATTAAGCTGGTAAATTAGTTATAAGAGGGACTTGACAATTAGTCCAGTTGCTGATGTCAACGTCTAAGCTCATTACCCATCCTGCCGCATAGTCAAGTAGTTGGTTGTTCAATGGAGTGATAGATGGTGAGCCAACAATATCAAAGCTGTAGTCATCACTAAAGTTAAAATAGTTGATTAAATCCACTAGAATTTGATGGCAGTCTGAGAGAATAACTGTGATGTTAGCTCTATCCTTCTGAATAATATCTAAGCAATACACCTCTAAGCTGATTGTGTTGACATCCATTGTAGTAGATGCCACTATAGGAGTGATAAACACTAAGGGATAACGTTCATCCTTAGTAGCAAAGTTAGGAAGTTGCTCATTGAAGTCACTACCTACCTTCTTAACTTGTAGGTGATCATTATAGAATGCCTCAATGTGATTGATTAGTGCTTGATAACTTGTCATAATTCTGCGTTTCTTTTGATTCGATTAACTCTATTCTGTGTATTTGTCATCTCAGTCTCACTCACTACAGCTGTGACTGTGAAGTTAGGTGTTGATGAGTTGTTATTTTGATTCTCTCCACCTACATTGTTCAAGTTGTTGTTGCTACCGAACATGTTAGGTGTTGCCATCTGTCCAGTGCTAGATGGAGGAGGATTGTTGCCAGGAGGAGGCGGAGCACTACCACCACCTTCAAATGATGTAGATGAGATTGCTGAGATAGATGCAGCAGTTGCCGCTATGGATGCCGCTATTCTTATCCCTGATGCTATACCTAGAGTAAAATCAGGTACAGTCAATATTGCAAGGATGGCTTGAGCTCCATTGATTGCCGCCATTGCTAACTGCATTTTCTTTTGTTGCTCAAATTGTTGCTTAAGGATAGCCTCTTCTTGCTTGCTACCTTTCTCAACACCTTTTAATTTATTCCTAGTAGTAATTTCTTGAATGCTTGAGATAGCTCCTAGTGCTTCTTTTGCAGTGTCAAATCCCTCATTGATGTTCTTCAATGTCTTAGCCTGAGCCTCAGCTTCTATCTCTTCAATCTTCTTAGCTGTTTCCTCTTTTGCTGTGACTTCAGATTGTCTGAATTTTTCTTTAATAGCTTCTTTCTCAGCCTCTGACAAGTTAAGTGCTGCAAGCTCAGCTATTCTCTGAGCATCCATTGCTGTAAGTTGTTGAGCTAAAAATTCATTGTTAAGTCTTATCTCTTCATCTTTATCTCCTTTAAATCTCTCAAGCTCAAATGCTGAATTTGACAACTTAGTCTCTCTAACTAATTGTGCCGCTGCAAGTATCTTAGCATTCTTGTCAATCTCAACAGCTGTGATTTCTAAAGAGACAGCCTTTGTGTCAGCAACTGCCTTAGCGTTAATTTCTTTAATTTTCTGCTCAGTCAAATCCTTAGCTTCAAGAGCTGTTCTTCTTTCAACTTCTATTAAATTTTTCTGGAGCTCTAGTTTTTTTATAGCATCTTGCTCCTCTGACATTTTGATTCTAATTCTTGATGCAGCACCTTCATTAGCTATCGCTATCTTATCAGCTTCAAGTTGTTCAAATGCAATTTTAATTTCTTTGTCAATAGCTTTTAATGCTATTTTTCTCTCCATCTCAGTTGCAAAGATTTTAGTCTTCTTAATGTCAAGGCCTTTTATCTCTTCATACTCTTTAACCATTTGGTCAATCTTGAGCTGATCGATTTCCATGGTAGTCTTACCATTCACAATGGCTGCATCAAGTTGTATCTTAAATAAATCTCTAGTCTTTTTTAGATGCTTATCTTGAGCCGATTCTATCTTAGCATTAGCTGCATTATTGTCCGCTATTCTCTTGTTGTTAGCTGTTTTAGTTAAGTCCTCTTTTTGCTTCTCAGCATCTGCTATTGTTAAGGTTTTAAGTTCTTCTAATTTTTCAAGGTCATCCTTACTACCTTTTGCTTGCTTAAGCTCTTTTTTTTGCTTTTCAATCTTGGAGAGAGACTCTTTAAGCTGAATGTCAATCATCACCTTAGCTCTTTCGCTTTCATTGGTGATTTGCTTAGTGTTAAGTAATTCTATCTGCTTAGAGATGTCCTCATTTATCTTGCGTCTTGCATTAGATTTTTCAATCTCATTAGCTATAATTTTATTCTTATGATCTACATTAGCAGCGTACAATTTATCTAAGTCAGCCTTCTCCTCTTCTGATAATTCTTTTTTATTCTCTAATGCTTTTATCTTAGCATTGTTAATCTCTATGTAGCCTTCAGCCTCTTTTTTGTTTAAGTCATAAATTGATTGATTCTTGTCAATGTTGATACCTAATGACTTGTTGATTTGAACAATCTCCTCATCTGTCATGTCCTTAGTTACTGCCATCAATGACCTCTGAGACTCAATTTCAGCTTTGTGTGCCTCTTCTTTCTTCTTAGATGCAGCCATTACCTTCTCAGCGTTCTTCTCTGCTGCATTGTCAGTTAATCCTAACCAATCAGTAAGAGCCTCAAAGCCAGCTATCAGTGCATTGATAGGAGCCATAAGCACATCAAGTACTTTAGAAAGCACACCTATCTTATCTAAGAATATAACTACTGCTGCAACAATAGCCACAATGATAGCCACTAGTAAAAATATAGGATTCGCTAGGATTTGAATACCTAACTTAACAAATGCTCCACCCATTGTCTTAATGACACCAGTGAAGGCCTTGAATCCAGCCGCTACCTCTTTAGGATTGACGTTCCCTAATGCACTAGCAAAGACTTGAGCCTTCTGTTGTGCTTCTTCAAAGTCAAGGCTAAGCAATGAGTCCTTAATACCACCTAATGAGTTGCTGACTTGCTCAAACTTAGATCCAGTTGCAAAGTTATTCACAGCATCATTAGCATCTGATAACTTGTCCTTCAGCTCACCAGCTCTCTGTGATAACTTGGCAATTGCTTCAGGGTCAGTTGCATCTGCAATAGCACCCTTTAACTCTCTAAGTTCAGCTTTGATGGCACCTATGCCAGTTATCTTTAATGGTATCTCAACTTCATTCATATCAGTATGTTCTTATTTCTATTGTTGTGTTAAGTAGTAGTGAGTCATCTGGTGTAAAAGTTGTATCCAAAGTAGATATTTCAATTGTATCAACATCAAACCAATTTATGTAATTTATTTGACCACCACTTTGTGTATTTTGATTTATCAGTAGATATGTTTTATCTTGATCAGGGAAGGCTCCTAACAATACACCTTGATAAACTCCTACTCCTACCCTTGTCCACACTATATCTCCTATCGTATTCTCTAGTACTGTGACTGTTGGGTCTGCTGTGCCAGTCTGACTAATTGTAGCTACATATTTCTTGTAAGGTACAACCACAGCTCCATTGATTGTGCTAGTGACTGTCAGGTTGCTCACTACCATACCACTTTCACTCAAAGTCTGATTATCACCTACTATGATTCCTTTTGTGCCAGCTGTGACTACATTGCCCTTGCCAAAGACTTGAGCATTCGCACCAGGTAAGATGACATTGTTGTTAAAGGTATTCCTACCTACCAATGCGTCTACTCCAACTCCTATCATTACATCACCAAATGGTCTACCTAAGCCAGTCTTAAATGGTGCTAGGTCTATCTCAGTATCAATGCTGATTAGCTCTACCTTAGTGAGCTGTCTTTGGTTGCCATTATAATCTTGTATCTTGTTGATGTTCCACCAGGAGTTATCTATGTAAATTTTATCATTCAGCTTAAGTGATTGAATGTCCACCTCTGTTAAGTCAAAGTAAGCTATCAACATTTTTCCAACATTGATTTGATTGACTGTTCTCCTCCAGTAGAGATTGTAAAGGTTGTTAGATGTTAATGATATTGGCTCATAGAAATAGAAATCATTAGTGCCAAAGTTGATGTCAAAGCTAGGAGTCAATGCATTGTCAAAGTGACCCAGCATTGGATAGCTAGTCAAGCCAAATGAACCAGTAATACCAAAGTCTAAGATGTCAAATGGTTGACATGACTGCACACCACCATCGTACAAGATGCGAATATTAGTGTTAGGTGATGCTCCAATTATAGTTGGGACATAAGCTCCAAATGATGTCAAGAATACTGGTGTCGGTGAGAATATCAACTCCTGAGTAGCAACATCCTTCACATACTCATTGTCAAATGTGTACTCTATCTGACCGTATATCTCATCAGTCGCTTGTGTGTACATTGTGTTGAAGTCATCCTCATCAGGTGCATAAGTTAGCTTGAGCTTCTTGTTAGTCAAATCAGGAAGGAATATCAATTGCTGATCCTTATCCTTAGCTAGCTTTCTACTCCAGTCTTTCTCAGCACCTGAGTCATAGTACTCATCACGATGTCTTAGGATTAGATTATTTTGGTTGTTGATATCTTGCTCCACATACAAGTTGTACATTTGAAAGATAGACTTAACAAAGTCAGACTGCTTGATTTCAACTGGTACGTATTGGTTGATGTTAAGTATCGTTCCAGTGACTTGGATGTTAGCACTAGGTAAGATTGATAAGTTGATTGACGTCAAGTCTAGCACTACGTTGACTGGCACTAGTGTACTATAAGGGAATGTTGTATTTGCCCATACTGCATTTTGTCCAGCATTAATAGCACTCAATGGAATAGTACCTTGTATATCTTGAAATGATTTAACCTCAACACCTATGTCAAGAATTTGAATATCTCCAGCATCAATCCCACTATTAACACCAGTTCCATCTCCAATTACTGGAATAGCTAGTGTGTCTGAAAAATTAAGAATAGTTGTGTTACCATTAGGTAGTGGTGATCCTCCTGGATAATAAACTACAACACTAGACCCATACACTATAGCATTGCCACTGCCTTGAACTCTTACTCTTGCGAATACTCTATATCTATTGTATCTAAATACAAGGCTTATATCTCTAAGTAAAGCATCAGCTCCACTATTATTATCTAAGATTATTGAGCCACTAATGTTTAAATTGTAATTATAGTGCTCACCAGCTGTAGCGTTAGTACTGAATGGTGTATCATACTCACCTACTGTAGGGTCATAGATATTCTGTGCATCTATTATCTCAGTCCACCCTGAGTCAATAGCTTCTAGAAATGTATTGTTCTGACCAGTAGGTTGCACATAGCTTGTTGTCCAAGTGTTTGTAGCATCTACCCTAAAATCATCAAAATCTTGATTGTTAACATCACCATTATAAGGGATTAACAACTTGTCAAAGTGAGCTGATGCTATGTCATTCCAAGTGTATGTAAATCCAGCTACAGCGAAGATACGGTCAAAATAAGTCTTAGCATAGATGGCTGGCTTGAAGTCATTAGCATTGAAATCATTGCTTTGAATATATGGCATCACGTACTTATAGCCATCAGCTACAGTGTGACTGAATGAAGCTACTATATCTGTAGAGCTAAACACATGGTCTAAGTCTGAGAAGTCTAAGTCAGTCAATTTAGCATTTGTGATGGCTGTGAAGAACTCAGCTCTACTGTCCTTGATTAGAACTGTGTAGTTTACCTCATCCTCATACCTTGTGCTACTCTGTACCTTGTTGACTGAGACCAACTGTAGAAGTGCATCATCTAAGATAGGCACACCGTTTTGTATGACTTGGCACTTAGTCAGTGTGTTGATGTTGAATGTGCCAGCTTGTATGTTAACATCATAGTAGTGGCCTAGTAGGTCATTATTGTTCTTAGTACCAGCTAGAGTCACAGTCTTTGAGAATGTCCCCTTACGAGCTGATAAATCTCTAATGTCACCAATGCTAAAAGTGATAGGTAGAGCTAATGTCTCAGCAACATCTAGCACACCAGTTGATAGAACTATCTTAACCATTGATTGTGTCGTTGTTGCCTATCCTTACTTGAATAGATTGCTTGATTAAATTATTGTTGCGTTGCTTGAATACCTCAAATGTGTTGGTAGTGACATTGCAACTCACATACTCTGTGCTCTCAGGCACGTGAATGACACAGCCATTTTCATCGAATAGTACAGCTCCATCCTCTGTGATGTGGTAAAGTACATTCTTGATATAGGTCTGTGGAGATGTTAGCAACTGTTGGAAGTAGTCACCCTCAGCTTCTGTCATAAAGTTGGTTGATAAGTCATATAGCTTAGACACCTCAGTGTTAATATTCACTGTGCCTTGTTCATAACTTTTATACTGCCACTGACTATCTACCACTGCACCAGGTACATCTTGATTGTATGTCTGTCTATTGATGGTGCCTCTTTCATAAGCCTTAAGCTGAAATGCAAAGCTACTCCATGAGCCTAGTCTATCCAAGAACACAATGTGACTCTCAGAGATTAGCATACGTCTGTCTATGTTGATTTTGTACTTTACTGACTTAACTGGATTGAACACTCCATCTGAGTACCATACCTCATAGCTTTTAGTGTCATTCTTTACCAATGGAGCTGTGCCACTTACTACAGTGAGTGAGCCATAGTTATTAGGACCAACTGCCACACCTTTGATGTAGTCATTTGAGCTAAGATTCTTGTAGAACACATCACCATTGTCATTCTCAAAGTAGGCTCTTTTATTGCCACCAGTCACTGTGCCTCTATCCTTTAAATTAAGCCATAAGTCTTGACCAGGTGTGCAACTGAATGAAGTAGGTTGGTCTGTTAGCCATTCCTTAGTGACACCATCTGTGTTGTAAGTATCCTCATCCCAATATGGGAACTCAAGCCAAGGATATACACCATTGAACACATACTTGTCAAGTGTGCTGATGATGTCAAGGTTAACTGTCTTACGGTTGTCAGCATAGTTAATAAGTCCATTGATAGTTGCATTTGTGACACCTGACCATAGTGCATTGATTGTGAAGTCAGTTGTGCCAGTGATAGCTATCACAGTGTGAAGTCCCTCAACACCGGGATTAGCAGCTGCTCCACCAACACCTTGTACTATGTTAATCTGATCACCTACTTGGAAAGAATGAGTATCTGTGATGCGAACATTGCCAGCATTGTCAGTAAGTGATGCTGAATATTGTAAGCTAAAAATGTACTCCTCACCAAAGACAACATCATAGCCAAAGTAGCTATTGGATGCATCATAGAAGGTAGTGACTGAAGGATTGAAGTCAAAGCTGACTGAGTTGCTTAGTAGCTTGCTCAAATCTTGCTCACCATAGCCAGTGCCATAAGTAGGCAGTGCCTTGTAGTAGCCAATTCTATCTAATGTCACTGAGTCAAACACCTCAAAGATGTACCTGAATCCTGCTAGGTTCTTGTTAGTTGAGTCAATGATGAACTTGCACTCATTGTATGCTGGAGTGAAATCCTGAGGCTGTGCTATGATTGTTGTTGCCATACCTATATTGTATTTTTATAAGATTTCAATTAGAAGGATAGATAGCTGTCATCTGTAAAGTATTCCTTCTTGATGTAGGTTGCCGCATACCTGATGGCATCCATAGCATCATCCCAAAGTTTGACTGGCTCATCTGTGATTTGGTCACCTATCTTCTTCCACTTATAGTTCTCGTATTCCTTCTTGATAGCTGGATGGTCCTCACAGAAAATGCCAAAGGTCTTAATGTTATCTATCCCTTGCTTGACTACCTTGTTAGCATTCTCAATGTAGTAGCCAGCTCTGTCAATTTCAGCTATGGTCTCAGGTCGAGAGTAGTCAGCTAGGATGTTGATGCTCTTCTCTATGCCAAGTTGATCCATTCTAGCTATCAAGTCAGTAGTGGTCAAGTAGCTCTCATAGATGACTGGCTCAATGTAGATGTCTTTGTCTCTCCAGTATACTCTGACCAATGCAGTAGGGTGATTGTATCCAAAGTCTAAGCCATACACATAGGACGTAAACTTAGCTGGTCTATGCTTAACAAAGGACCAGTTGCTGTAGATGTTGCTCTTAGAGATAGCCTTCTCCCCTAGTGCATAAATCTGATACTGAGCTTCATCAGTGCGTTTCAAGTCTTCTATCTGTCTCTTGATGCTCTCAGGTAGGAATGGATTGTCCTTGTAAGTTGACTTGATTAGGATTGACTCCTCAGCTGGTAGCTCATACAGCCAAGAGTTGCTCTCAGATGGATTGTAGTCAAAGATTAGCTTACCTTCAGTTCTCATGTTGAGCTGAGTGAAGTCATCATAATACAGCTCATTGGCTTCATTGCACCAGGCAAGGTCACGCTTCCTACCTCTTATCTTTTGTTCGTCATCAACTGAGAAGAACTCAACAATAGATCCATTGCCAAAGGTGTAGATGTGCTCTGACTTATTGTGCCTTGCCACATCATAGATATCTAAGTTCTTCATTATTTCTAAGAAGTCACGCATCACTGTAGCTCTCAATGCTGGGAAGGTCTTACGAATGATTGACACTACCTTGTTAGGATTCTGTAAGCAATAGACAATAATCAGCTGACAAAGTGAATAGGTCTTTGATGACCTTGAGCCACCCTCATTGATGATAAACCTATGACTTGAGTCATTGAGTGCCTCGTGATTCTTTTGAAAGATGACAGTTGAATTTAGCTCCATAGACAAATCATACCACTATTAGTAGTACTTGTATTAATATATTGTATTACTATTTATTAGTAATAATATTCACTTTAATCTCTGAGATAGATTCACCGTTACTGGTTACATCTTGCTTATCTCCTATCCCTAACATTCGAGCTGTTAAATTAGGAGCTTTATATTTTCCAGTAAGAGTGCCACTAACTTGGTCATCCTCCCATTCATCTCGTGCATGTGTAATGACTCCCACATATTCATTATAAGCCTTATCCTTATTGTCTATATATTGATGTATGTGATAACCATAATTCTTACGCACAAAGACTTGAAATGACTTTCTAGTGATTGGTTTTTGAGCTGGTAAATATAGTACCTCTCCTGTTTTATTATTAGCTACAGGCAACAAGTCATATTGTTGAAGTCTATCTTTAACATACTCATCCCAAATCTCTAGGAATTGCTCAGGAGATTTTATCCACTTATCCTTCGGCATTGTTTGAGTCTTGCTCTTGTTTTACCTCTTTTAGTCTCTCAACAAATTTCTTTGTGCGTTTCTTTTTAACTGGTACATCCTCAACTGCTGTGTACTCTATAACCATAGGCTCAGGAGCTGTAGCAGTGACTACCTCTTCAAAGATATGCTTAAGTCCAATTGTTTGGTAGTATTTCACTTTGCTTAGGTCAAGGTTGTTGACTACTATTGTCTTAGTGCCTTGAAATCTGTCATAGATTTTCACTGTCTTACCTACGTATTCTAATTTGATTTTATATTCCATAATTTTAGTCTTTATACCTATATTGTATCTCTTTTATATTTTGTTTTATTTCTTTGATCAAGAAGAATGCTGATGTGCTATTGATGTCAAAGTACTTAGCAAGTGCTGTCTGAGTAGAATGCCCTTTGTCATAGTATGCCTCAAAGATAATTCTTTTTATTCTATCATCAAGCGAGTTGCGATATATCTCCACCATTGCCTTCTTAAAATTATAGCTCTCTTCTACATTCACCTTGTGCTCAATGTCGGATGGATCATCCAGTGAGTCCTCTAAGTATTCATGTGATCTATAGATGTCATCTTTCTTGGTCCTTGAGCCCTGAGTCCAAATGAGCTCATACTTAATAGTGTTGAGTAGATAGCTCTTTGCCTTGTCAATGGTCATGTCATTAGCTTCTAGCTTAGCACAGTGAAGGTAGGCATTGTTGATGACAGCATCAGCTTCTATTGAGCTAGGAATTTTAAGTCGCTGAATGAAGTGCTTTGTGTATTTGAGCACCTCAAGGTAGTTGTTAGTCAAGTATTGGTCAAGCATTCTTTTCATACCAGGATAAAAAGTCCTTATACCACACTTTGCGTCTCACTGTAGAACAAAAGCACTCTTTATCAATCTCTCTAGTAGCCATAAATTTAACCATCTTAAGCTGTGACAGTGACCTCTTAGTCAGAATCTCCTTCTCAGGTAGATTGATAATTGATTCTACGAGTTGTATATCAGTTTGTTCAAGCATACTGCTGTGAGTGAAGTAGCACATGCTACGGTGAATGATTGTGAGTAGATTAGTGCAGTCCAAAATGACATACACTTCCAGCATCCTAGAGCAGTGTGTAGCCAGTCAGGTAGTATGAATTTGTTAATAAAGTTCTGAATAGGCTCGAAGTTAACAAACCACCAAGTAGCTACTAATGAAGTAAAGAATGCTGTCATGTTGCCAAAGATACTAATTTTGGATATACCATTTAAACCATTTTTCATAAAATGAGTCTTTCACTGTCTTTCCATTGAGAAACCTTGTGAGCTGTGAGTAATTGACCTCCATGTCCTCAGCTATGTGTATCTGCTTGTATCTGTTAGTCATTCTCAGATTAGTCTGCTCTAGCATCCATTGCTTGATGGAGAAGTCTTTAGTCGTTGGTATAGTGATTGTATAGGTCTCTGATGAATCCATAAGTAAAAAATGTTAGTATTAGTATTGAAACGATTGTGACTCCTCTCTTGCCGAGGAAGTAGTGCATGCCATAAAAGAACAAGCCAAAGGTAGCCATTAGGCATAGCACTACTGTGATGTACTTTACTAGTCTCATTAGAATAGCTTAGAGATAACTTTTAGAGCATTAAGACTGACATAGTGTGTGCCATTGTATTCTCTACCTCTCAGCTCGAATGTCACCTCTACTTGTTCATTCACCTGGATAAAGTCTAGTAGGTCAATGTTGTCATTGACTAGCTGAAATTTCACCTCTTGCGGATACTTATCATTTCCTACCTTGAGGATAAATTCTTGTACCTTAAACTTTTCAGATACTTGCTTTGCTGGTAATTTGTTGATGATTACTCCAGTTGTTGTGTGTTGACTCATATTTATTTGTTTAATTGTTACTAAATAAACCCCTCGGAATAGTTGCCGATTCTACTCGGAGGGGTTGGCATTTCCTAGGTGCCTATACTATTTTCTCAGGGAATGAGTTTTCAAGTCTCATTTTCTGTACTTCAATCTCTGCTCTTATTGTTAGAGCTTTTGCATACTCATCAGCCATAGATGCTACAGTTGAATGAGGTTGTACGTACTCAGCCGCATAGCCATTTCCGATTGCTGATAACAAGCCTTGCATTGCAGCAAGCATTGCATGTTGATAAAATTCTTTCTCTGTCATTTTGTTAATTTATATAGGTTTAAAAATCGTGCTGTAGTGCACTTAAATTCATTGATTGTATTATCTGAGCTAGCCTTAGTAACTTGATAAATCACCTTGCCACCCTTATTTGAGATTGGCACTACCAACTGCTCTCTAGTTAGGTTCTTGTATGTTTTGTTAATTTCAATCATTTTGCTTTGTTTAAATTGTTAAATTCTTCTTTACTTACCTTCCTAACATCTAGCTGGTCAATGTTATCTGTCACCAAAATGCAATAGTCATGACCTGACTTGTTGAATGTCTTAGCTGAGTATCTAGCATACTTGAGATTCTCTAGGCATGACTCAATAATGAAGTAGGATTTTTCCATTAGTACAGCCATCTTAAGAACCTTCTAATCAATCCTACCTGAGTCTGTGGAGTCTGTTCAATTACTACAGCTGGTGTTCTTCTACGTCTCTTGATTTCTAGCGGTATTTGTATAGATTTCATTTCTTGTGGTGTTTGTGTTTGTTTTCTTCTAATAGTATTAGCTTTATTTATCTCAGTCTGAAATTTTCTAAATTCATCAATTAGCTTTATGCTTACTGGTATCTTTTCATTCCATTTTACAAAGCCATCTTGATAGTAAGTTACATTTTTTTGCTTTAAAAACATTACCCAATATCTAGTAATTTTATAACTTTCAATCAAGGGGTGAATAGTATGGTAGTCGTATTTATTAATTTCTTCTTTGACTTTATTTAACACATCTATGTATTTTTTAGTCGTTTGTTCTACATTGTATCTCATCTTATTTACAGTTTAATTGTACAAAATATTCATTGTAGTACTCAGTACAAGCCAAAAGACGCTCTCTAATGGACTCTTCTGTTGAAATGTTACGTTCGTACTGAAGTACTGTGATTCGTTTCTTAGGGTCAATGTGAGATACCTTATGGATAGATTTGTTATCCCAATCAGTAAGTAAGAAGTCATCTGTGTCAATCATGCAGTAGATTAGCTCAGCTCTTGCCTTATCACATAGCATCATGTAGCCTCTCAACTGCCATTCATAGTCTTTGTTGATACCCTCTACTGAGATAGCTGGGAACGTCTCTAGTGACCATGAAGTCTTAATGTCAATGATTGAATTGTCTAAGATGATGTCAGGAGTACCAATTAGACAGTCATTCTCAATAGTATCTGCATTCTTGATGTAGAATGTATCTCTCACTTGATTAACTAGCTCAATAGACTCATGCTCCCAGTCAGTGCCTTTCTGCATTGCTTTAGTAGAGATGTGAGAATTGTAGCCAAAGAAGTCCTCTTTTGCCTTGCTAGCTATGTAAGACTTAGTAGTCTGACTTAGTACTTCTGACTTAGTGCGTGACTCAGTCATTAATTTTCCTAGTGATGATGGATGCCATTTCATAATGCTTGTATTTGTTGTTTGGTTAGGTTAAAATCTGATTTCAATTTCTCTGCTGTGTACTTTCCTGACTCAATTGACTTAAGAGCTTCCTTGAATCTGTCATCTGTAAGCGTTGGCTTAGCTGATGCACTAGCACTATTACCATCGTCATCTACAGCTTGCAAGCTCAAGAGTGATTGTAGTGTCGCTCTACGGTAGTAGGTAGTAGCTCCAATCATTTTTTGTGGATCAATGTTGTCAGGTAATGTTAACCAGCTCTCTATCATTTCACCAGTCTCAATGTCAATTATCTGAGTGCTCAGAATCTTATCATGGATAGGTTGTAATAGGAGCAGTCCATTCTCATGAAGGATTGGCTCAACTGTCTCAAGCAGTGCGTTGATGTCAGCATAGCTCTTTTGAAAGTGAGGATTGGTGCTGTTCTTAACAACCTTGCCAATGCTCATTTTTGCCTTGTGAATCTTGATCCACAATGACACTTTGGTTACTTCTGTTTGCATATATATTTATTTAATTGTTTACAAATGTAATAATAATTTTTAGTTGTGCAACTATTTAGAATAAAAATAATTGAATATACCACCATTTAGGCTCAATTATCTGTCCAATGTAATCATCATCTGTATAGTCTTCACCATTCCAAATGACCTGAGTTACTTTGTATAGCTTAACTCCACCAAATCTATTGAGCTTGACTACCTCACCTACAAAATAGCAGTCACCATCTTCTGTATCTTTTATTTTATCTCCTATTTTCAGCATAGCAAAGTATCATACCATTCAACAAATGAGTCAAAGTCTCTAGCTATGTAGTAGATACCTTTTGCACTCTCTATCTTTTCTTGATACT